TCTCGCAACCCGATCCTACCGGCACCGTCGATGACCGCCGCAATGCCGCCCGCTCGCCAGCGTGCTGTCGGCGCGCTCGCGAGCGGCATCGCTACCGCCGAGCTACACCACCACCCGGGACACGACCGCGGCTTCGCCGCAGGAGGTTTCAACAATTGATAGGAGATCGGGGATGGGCCTTCGGCACGAGGGTGGACCGATCGTCTGTTCTCTTGCCATGGAGCGCTTGATCAAGCGCCTGAAGGGCATTGCGCAGAAGGGCGAGGTAGAGCTCGACAGCAGCTTCCTACCGCAGCTCCCGCAGGCCACGATCGAGCGCTGGCTTCGGCTGCAGCGCGAAGGCCGCGAGCCGCAGCTCGTGCATGAACTTGGTGAGGCGATCGTCAACTACACCGGCTGCAACGCCAGCGACCTTGGCAAAGCGTTGGCAAGGCCGCCGCGTCGGCGGCGCGAGGATCAGATCAGGACCACCCCGAGCGGTGGGCTAGCTAGCGAACTTCGTGAACCAAAACCTATGCCCTTCAGGTCCGAGGACCTCGCCGCGTCCGCCGGCCGACTCGGCATCACCCGAAAGGAATCGCGATGAACCCCCAACTGTTGGTGGCCGAGATGGAGGCTGCTGTCGGAGTGAAGCTGTACCAACCGGATGTGCTGCAATGGGGCTTGATCGAAGGGCTGCTCGGGATCGAGGTCGAGCTGGTCGGCGCTCCGACCACTATGGCCCCCGTACGGTTTCCGGCTGAGTGCGTCGACGAACTATACGAAGCTGCTAAGGGTCTCATCCAGGCGGCGCTTCTAGTCGCCGAGGGCAAGCCGTTCACCGGCCATGTGACAATCGCGCAGGTTGGCGACTATGATTTTGGTATGACCAAGATCGTTGACTATCAGATCTTCTGCTGGCTCGGGAGTAGAAGGGCTGATCAGCTCGCGGCGGTACCAATTGGTGACGTTGTAGACTTCGGCAAGCTCTTTACCGTCCTGAAGTCCCTCGCGCTGTACTATGGCTTCGGCCGGCGTTCCGGCGTGGTGCACTGAGGTGAGCCCGATCGAGATCACCCTCGAGCCGGCTGGGCCCGGGCGGTACCGCGGCATGTTCGGCGCCGAGCCGCTGACCAGGCCCACCCGCCAGCCGTTCTTCGATGCCGCCCGCGCACTCCTGGCGCTGGGCTATCCGCCCGAGACTATCATTACCGCACGTCACTGCGGCAGCAGCATCGTGGCCATGCGCGGGGTGATCGGCGAACTGGCGGAATGGACAGTCAAGGAGCGCGACAGCGGCGGGCTACGTCGAGAGAGGTGGTCGCCCTATGATGGCGCTGGTTCTTCCCCGGGTGAAGCAGGGAACGCGATCGCGGTGTCGCCTGCGGTTGGAGGTGCAGACGCACGCGGCGGCTATTTTCAGAGACCCCGGGATAGAAGTGCGGCTAGCAGGCGGCTGTCCGCCTGATCGACCACTCCTCGACCCGCGACGACGTTTTCCCTTGTCGCAGGACAAGGACGGGGACATGTTCCTCTTGGAGCGGCGACCCGTGCCACCGGGCCGCCGCCGTTCAAGTGAGCATCGAAGGCGAGGGGGACGGCTACATGTAGCCGAGCCCCTTCGCCGCCTCGATCGCCGCCTTGACCAGGGTCAAGAACGCGATCGCCAACTCGATCAGCTTGTCTATCGTCATCACCTCCATTCATGCGGCTCGCTGCCGCTCAGGTTGCCGACGTCTGTACCGGTACATCTCCGGTGGGACGGCGTATATATGAAGGGCCGGTTCGCCGGCTATGGTGATAAACGCTGTTCGGAATAGGCGTAGCGGACCCGGGGGCGGGGACCGGCGCCTCCCGCGCGCCCCTGAAGCTGCTGCGGAATCGGGAGCACCGGGCGGCCGCGAAGAGGCCGAGCGCCCCTATCTGCGCGAGCGCAGTACCCGCACCCAGGCCCGCAACTCGCGGGAGATCCGAGGGAACGCGTCAAGCATTACCACGAGCAGCAGGATGAGGTAGCGCCCGTCATGTTCACCGTGGAGATGGTTGAAGTAGTCCAAGATGATCGGCGCTTGTCGAATGAGAATATCAACGGGTAGAGTCAGGCCCACGCCCAACCTCCATGGTTAGCGTTCATGAGGCGCTCGATCCTGTCCGCTCGCAGCAGGGGATCGAGCGCCTCAGCGCGGCAGCCGCCGCATCCCGTCGAGCTACGTCAGATGGAAACACATGACAAGGCCCAGCGACGGGTATATTGTATTTTTTTGTGGCCGTCTGGCCATGTTTATTGAGGTTAAACGAGGTGTTTAGCGACGTTAAACCGAATGTTGCCAATGACTACTAAGCAGTGACTTAAGTTAACTATGTGGTGAATTGGATTGGCTTGGACCGAAGCGTTGACTGCGCAGCTGACGTGGTGCAGCGCGCGTACTGTCAGCCAGCAGCGCGACCAGCTGCCTCAAGTTCTCTCCTGCTCAGCTCGTGGTTGGCTCGGTCGAGTTGTGGACTGTGAGATCCCGCAGCAGCCGCTTGAGCGAGTTCTGGTAGGCGTCGTGGCTCTTCCACTGAGTGAAGTCGCCTATGTTCCGCTGGCCCCGCAGCAGACGCGCCCAAGCCTCGGTCGTCTCCATGACCGCACCGTCCAAGCGGATCGGAAACAGCAACGGCTTCTTGCGCTCGCGCTCTTCGTCCAAGGCACGCGTTACCTCACCTTCGACCCAGTCGCTTGCGATCGCGCCCTCAGACAGGACCAGGAGGACCTTGTCCCGCAGTCGGATCGCTTCGTCGATGGCGTCCAGGATCTTGGCGCCGATCGGCATATCGTGCGGCGCGAACCAGCAGCGAACGCCGTTGGCCTGCAGGTCGGCGTGAAGCCGCTCGGCGAACGCCTGATCTTTGGAGCTGTAGGAGATGAAGCAGCTGTAGAATTGGATAGCCTGGTTGAGCAGTGAGGGTAGGTAGTCGATCATTGCGTCCGGTAGGCCGACGCCGCGCAGGAAGACTAGCGGCAACGGCCCGGAACGCTGCAAGGTACGGTGGTCAAGGGTGCTGGGTCCAGAGTGAACACAAGTATCAAGGTAAATGCAGCTGCGGAGATCAGTGTTTGTGAATACTGTCTCGTTGAATTCCGCCGAGTAGAATTTCGTTCCATCAAGATCGACGGCGTAGAAAAAGGTTCCATATAGAACTGACCAAGAGAGATTTGCATCGTTTAATTTGGTTCCAAATAGATGAGCTTCTCTTAAACTTGCTGCACTAAGATCGGCATTTCGTAAATCAGTAGTAACTAAAAGTGACCTTCGAAGATTGCAATTATTAAGATCGAATCCAGAAAGTTTAGCGCCGCTAAGGTCGGCTCCGCTAAGATCTGCTCTCACGATCTTTTCATTTCCTCTCCAGGCATTCCATGTTTCATACCCTTTTTTCAAGATATCCAGGTGTTCTTCGTTAGCCATGCCCGCAACCCGCCATCAGATATGAATGCTCTGTCCGCACACTCTAGTGAAGATCAACGTCATTTGCCATAATGTGGTCTTCTCCGCCAGTTTCTACCGCCCGGCCGGTGTTCGCGGTCAGCACTGTCTCAATGCATCAATCGTGCGCACGGGGCAAAGCCTCGCGCCGGCTGGCCATTGATCACCGAGCCTCAACTCAGCAGCTCCACCGAGATGGAGCCGAATCCTGATCCGGAGTTCTTCAACCGGCAGGCGGGCGCCCCGGGCGGGCCTGCCGTTCGGCAAGGAGGGCCTCGAGCTCGGTCGGCGACATAGCTGCAATCTCGGCCTGCCGTGCAGCTGCCGCGGCTTTTTCGATCGGCGAGGCGAGGGCCCACTCCAGCTCGGCGATCCGCCGATCGGCAGCGCCGCCGCCATGGGCCATCATGGACAGCAGGAAGCTCTGCACAAGCTCTGGTGGCGCTCCGGGCGCAAGTGCACGCGCGGCCTCAGCTTCGCGGCCAGCTCTCAGCACGGCCAGCTCCGCGCGCATCCCGTCGATGTCGACCCCAGGCCGCTCGAGGCGACGGATCCGGCGCATCAATTCAGCTCTGCTGGCCATGGTCGTCCTGCCTTAGCTGCGCGAGCATCCGGGCCGCGCGTTGGTGGTCGCGTCGCGCGGGGTCTTGTGCATGGCGCTCGGCGATCTGCGCCTCGAGCTCGGCGAGCCGGACGCGCTCCGCTGCCTCCTCTTCCTGCGCGAACAGGTCCGCCAGCTCGAGCGAGGTGCTGGCATTGATCGCCCCGTGCCCCAAGCCCGAGCGGCGCCACTTCCGCTCCCGCTGCCGGCGCAGGATCTCGTTGCGCTCGGCCTCCAGCCGCCAGATCGGCGGCTCGGTTTCACCCGCTGCCGTCATGGCTCGACCGTCCCCGCCTGTGCCTCCAAGGCTTCCAGGCGGCGCTCAAGCTCGGATCCTTCCAAGATCTTGGCGATGACCTGCAGGACATAGGCGAGGCGGGTTGCATCCCCGACGTCGAGCCGTCTCTGTCGGGCCTCGCGGTAGAGCTTGGCCAGCTCGCGCCGGACGCGCGGCAGCGTGTCAAGCCGGCCGACGTACGGACCCCGGGTCGGCTGCGAAACCGCTAGCACGACAGCCCCGGTTGCGTTGCGATTGGCCAATTTCCGCTCCGATTGGCGAGCATCCGGCCCGCACTCTGACCGCGTGGGGCAGAAAAGCTGCCGACCTTGGCTTAGCCCTAAGGGCCTGCGAGGGCCCGGCGCACGGCGGCCAGGAAGTCGCGCTGCAGGCGGTCCTTCATCTCGAGGATGCCGGGCCGGAGCCAGGGCCGGGCGGCCATCTTCCTGGTGCCGCGCTCGAGGAAGCGGGCGTACGGAACGGCGCTGCCGACGCGGATCACGACGGCGCCGTCCTTACGGATTACCTCGGCCGCGACTGACTTCTGCAGGGTGCCGGTGCGCTTGCGCGGGGCGTCGCCGGGCTTGGACGCGACCCAGCCGAACTTTGCCGCGCGCCGGCGCTTGGCCCGTGCGCCGGCGAGAGCTTGGGCACGGGCGACAACTGCCGACGTGTTGAGCTTGCGCCTCAAGTGCCCGACCAGGCGCACACCGGTGTTCTGGGCGGCCGCCATGATGGCGCGCTCCAGCTTGGCCCGGAGCGCCGTGTCGTCCAGGCGAACGCCGCCGGCCATCAGCGACGCGCCCTTGGCGCGATCCCGAATCGCTCACGGAACGCCTTGTCCGCGCGGCCGCCGCCGATGGTCTGTTGGACCGTATCCTGCACGAAGACCTTCAGGACCTCGATGCCGTCCGGGCCATTCGTCATCTGCGTCTGGACGGGTGGCGCCCCGCCGCCGCGCTGGTCATAGATCTCGACCTTCATGCCCCCGCCGCCCCCGCCGGCGCCCAGGACGCCAAGGCGGCCCTTGCTGTCGCGCCCCAGGGGCATCACGGCCTCGGGGCCGGACTCCGCCATCAAGGCGGCGCCACGGCGCAGCGGGATGGTGGTGGCGGCCTTCAGGACGGCGCCGCGGGCCAGGGGGATGACCTCGCCTTGGCTGAAGGCGCCGCCGCGCGCAAAGCCCGCCCTGCCCGCCTGCCCGCCGCCGGCCATCATCCCAGGCGTGGTGCCGGGCGCGCCGAACAGGGCGTTGCCGGCCAGCCCCAAGCCCGACTGGATCGCCATGCGGAAGATCTGGTTGAGCGCCAACTCCGCGACGTCGGCCAGGATGCTCTTGACCGAGAGCTTGCTGGTGAGGGCGAGCTGGGTCAGGCCGCGGGCGGCTTGCTCGGCGGCACCGCCGATCGCGTCCTGCATGATCTGGCCGTACTGCTGGCTCGCGTCGCCCAGCTCGGCCAGGGCCTTCCGGGTGCCAGCGGCCGCGCTGTAGACCGGCGCTAGCTCCTCGTCGCCGGTCCGCTGGTAGTAGCCGGCCGGATCCAGCTCCTTCAGGCGATCCTGCTCGGCCTGCCATGCCTCCAGGTTCAGGCGGTTGCGTTCGTTGTTGTCCTTCCCCAGCCGCTCCAGGGCTTCATCGCGGGCATTCTGCCGCTTCTCCTCGATCTCGATCTCGCGGTCGATGTTCTTCGCATCCCAATCGAAGCGCTCGCGGTCGAGCTGCTGCTTGTCCGCGAGGGCGCGCTCGGCATCGCGCTGTTCCCTTTCGCGCGCCGTCTCGGCCTCCCGTGCGGCGCGCTCCCGATCGGACGCCGCGTCGTCGAGATAGCCCTTCAGCGCCTTGGCGTCGTCCAAGGTCGGCACCGGGTAGAGCGACCATTGGGATGGGCCCTGGGCCCCTGATCGCGTGGCCTCACGCCCATCCTGCAGCTGCCGGAGCTCGCGTGAGAGGCGCCGCTCGTCCTCGAGCTGCTGCTCGACGCCGGCGATCAGTCCGGAGTTCTCGCCCATGAGATTGCCGCTCCGGAGCGTAGCCAGGCGCTCCTCCAGGACCTTGACCCGGGTGTCGGGATCCCCGCCCCCGAAGTCTACCGCCAGGCCCTGAGCCAGGCCGGTGCGGAAGCGATCGAACCACTGGTAGATCGAGCTGGCGTGAAGGCTGCGATCGAGTGCCGCGAACAGCATCTGCGAGGCGTTGCGCCACCGCGCCTCCGACTGCTCGAGCGTCTCCGGGAGCTTGGCGAATGCCTCGTTGACCCGGCCGGCCGCCCCCAGGAGTGCGGTAGTGACGACCTGGCTGGTGAGATTGCCCTCGGTGCCCATGCGGCGCAGCTCGCCGATCCCCACACCCAGCTCGGTTGCGAGCGTGCGGGCGAGGGCCGGCATGTTCTCCAAGACCGACCGCAGCTCATCGCCTTGGAACCGGCCCGATGCCAGGGCCTGGCCGAGCTGCAGCATGCCGGCGTTCATCTCGTTGGCGGAGGATCCACCGATCCGGCCGAGCTTCACGACCGTCTCGGTGAGCTGTACGACCTGGTCGCGGGTCAGGCCGATGTCCTGCCCGGCCAGCCCGAACCGGGCCGTGGCATCCGCGGCCACACCAAGTTCCACGCCCAGCCGGTTCGCCAGGTTGGCCACCTCGCCGAAGCTGCCGGCGCCCAACGTCTCGTTCAGCCGCGCCTGCAGGAGGCCGACGGTGGTCGCCGCGGTCGCCACCTCGCGCGTGAAGCCCGCGATTGCGCTCACGGCCTGAGCGGCGAACGCACCCACAATGGAGGCCCGGAGCAGGCCCATCGTCGCGCCGAGGCCCTGAGCCTGCGCCTGGGCGTCACCGAACATGCCGCTGGTGCGGCTCGCTACGTCGCGATTGAGGTCCTGGGCCTGCCGCGCGATGAGCTGCCGGGCGCTCGCCATGTCCCGCTGCAACTGGTCAAGCTGGTAGCGCAGCTCGACATAGGCCTCGCCGACCTTGTCACCGGCCATCGTCGACTCCGATCAGTTGAAGCTTGGGAAAGCGGCCCCGGCCGGCGCGGGAGGACGCCGGCCGGGGCTTGGCGGTGCGGCCGACCCACCCCTGAGCACCGCACCGCATCGGGTCGCCCGCGGGCTTAGCTGGTGGCGATCCGCTGGGCCGCGATCGCCTCGCTGCGGACCAGGGCAGCGCCGACGCGCATGCGGGCGTGGAACCGGACCTTGCCGGTCGTCGCCACGCTGTAGGGGTCGCGCAGCACGCTCATGCCGTTGGCCTTGCCGACGATGAAGAACGCGCGGCCGAAGTCGCCGAACAGGATCGGGTGCGACCCGGCGGCGATGTTCGGCATGCCGTCGTCGATCTCGACCGGGTAGCCCAGCAGCGTCGGGGGCTGGCCCGCGATCAGCCGCCCCTGGTCCTGCCACAGGTACGTGCCGTCGGCCGCGCTCTTGAGCTTGCGGACCGCCGCGGCCGTGGTGTTGTTCATCAGCCAAGCCGCGTTCCGGCGGTAGGACGGCTTCAGCTTGTAGGCGAGGCTGATCAGGCCATCGCCGGTGATCAGATTGGCGTCGCCGCTCGGCACCGTCACCAGGTCCGCAGCCGCCAGGATCCCGGTCGGCTTCTTCACCCCGTTCCCGGTCAAGAAAGCCGTCGACTCGGCGGCCGCGAACGCTTCGGCCAGATCCTGGTTCATCAGGCTCTCGATATCGAACGCCGAGTCCTCGAGCAGCCGGGCCGAGGCGTCGACGTACGTGGCGAGCTCGTGCAACGGCAAGTCGACCTGCCCGAAGTCGAGATTGGACTCGGTCCGCTGCTCCACCTCGCCGACCCAGGCGGCCGCGGTGCCCGCGGTCTGCTTGGGCAGCTCGAGGGAGCCCGCGGTCGTGTCCAGGGTTCTGCCCAGGCGCCGCATGGGCGACGCCTCGCGCAGCAGCCGGATGATCTCCCGCGCCGTCTCGGCCGGTGCCAGAAAGCCACCGCGCGGGTCGTCGCTGACCGTGAGCGCCTTGCGCTCGAGCGGCTCCAGGGTCTCGACGCCCTTGCGGAGATAACTCTTGAAGGCGCGATCCGCCTCGCTCTCGACCTTGAGCTCACCCGGATTGCCGCGCGACAGCCGGGTGAGCGCCGCCGACATCTCGTCGAGGTGCTTCTCGTACCGCGCCTGGCGGGTCATGTAGTCGTTCCCGATGCGGTCGAGCTCGGCCTTCACCGAGAGGGCGATTTCACTGACGTCCATGTGGGTCTCCTCAGGCCACGGGCCGGGTGCGCGGCAGGCGCAGGGCCAGGACCGCCAGGGGAGCGTTGCCGCTGTTGCCAGTAGGCGTGATGGTTAGGCGGACGAAGCGCTTGCCGGCGCCGCGGTCCGGGCTGTAGCCGATCCGCTTCACGGCGCCGTCGGCCGCGAAGGTGAAAGACGCGCCGGCGAGCGAGCCGAGCAGGCAGTCGGCATCGGCCGCGGCCGAGTCGGTGATGGTCGTGGGCGCGCTCTCGCTGTCGACAGCGTCGCCATGCGTCATGGTCACCGCGAAGGTGGCGTCGGCATCGGCCAAGACGCCGGTCATGATCACGAACTCGACCGACGCATGGCCCTTCATGTCGACGATCGCGGTCGAGAGGGCGGTGTTGTCGCTCGCGACCACCGGCGCCAGGCCGACGCTGTAGGCAAGGTTGTTGTGCAGCTCGTGCACGTCGGATCTCCGGTCTGGGGGTGAAATCCGGGCGCCACGGCCTCGCCGCTCGCCCCGAACCGCCTTCCCGTCGTCCCGACGTTCATCGGCTCATGCCCCGGCTCGCTCATCCCGAGCCGACCGGGGGCCTGTTGTTGCGGGCCGGCGCTCATCCCGAGCGGGGCCCGCGGCGGCATCCTGACGGCTTCTCGGCAGGAGGCTGCCGAAACCCGCTCTAGAGAGCGTCAGGCCACCCGGAGGGTCCTGCCCTGACGCTGTCGTTCAAGCTCCCGACGACAATTCCGTACGTGAGGCCCAAGGCTTCGCCGGAGGGCCGGTTTACCATCGAGGGCCAGCCGATCCCGCCGCGGCTGCGGGAACCTGGTGCCACCTGGTCACCGCGGCGATTCCTCGCAGGCATGCCGGCGCTGGTGGACGAGCAGGATCTCGACGCCTGGCTCGCCTGGGCGTCCGCCGGCGAGTGCGCCGCCTACCACCTGGGCCAGAGCCTCGCGGCCGAGCGGGGCGAGAACGACGCCCTGGACCTGTTGGCCCGGGCCGTTCTGGCGCGGACAAGCTCAGAGACCCTGGGCGTGACCGCAGCCCCGTGCGGCCACCTGCGGGCCCTGTGGCATGGCTCCGGTGACCTCGAGGCCAAGCAGCGCCGGGTGCCCGATGGACGGTGGCTCTATCTGGCCGTGAGGCGGTAAAGGCTAGTCCTGCGTCCGCTTTGGCGGGATCCGCTTACCTCACGATCGCCCGAAAGGGAAAGGGCAGCCGGGGCAACCACTTACCCTCGGGCGTTCCAACCTGCCTACGGCTGCAAACGCTCAGGCAGATAGCCAAGTATCGCCGGCACGTCGCGCGATCGGTGTCCGGATCTGAGGAACACCAATACAGCTAGTCTGTGCTCAGACACATCCATTAGATCGCATAACTATATGACACCCGCGGGAGCTTACTGTCTGAAGAAATTCTTGATGAAGTGGTAGTGGACAGCATATAACTATTAGGCTTTAGTCGGGTTTGGTAGAGATAATGTCTCTGATGCCCGTCCGTCTCGTTTGTCGATCGCAGCTTTCTTTGTTTCTGGAACCAAACCGTACATATCATCTATGTGTTTATCTCTACTGATCATCTGCTCGCAGATTATATTAACTAGTTTGAAGAGTTTTTCAGCTATTTCACTGCTGTCCCTTAGATCTATCTGGCCGGGGTGAACTGCTTCATTGCCTATTACTCTCACAGTGTCAAATGCACGCTGCAGTCGTCGATCCAGGCCGTTAGCCACAAGCGTCGCGATGTCGTCGTCAATTTTCTTGCCCTTCTGTCCAAGAAAAATGCAAAGTTTCTGAATACATAGACGTAGTAATGCAGCGCTCCCTCTTGGGGATTCTGCCAAAATTGAACTGGCTTCAATAAAATCTCTCTTGATATCGTCCGGCATGTCCACGTTTGGCTCTATCATTAATGCGGTCCTAGGAAATATTATTTTTTCGTGCTGCCAGACAGAAAATTTCTTGCAACTGAAGCATTGACTTAGATATAGATTGTATACTACAAAATCGCGGCTAATGTAACGACGGTCTAAAAAGATTAGACCATCCTTGATCTTACGGACGTGATCCTTAATGTCCTTTTTTTCTTCTGCTGGTATTTCCGGATCAGCCAAGAGCTTTGCGATTGCTTCATCGGTGGGGTGTATCGTCCGCGATTGAAGAGGACTAGTACTCAGACCATACCAATCCTGGTGGGCCAGCGCCGAGCAGTGCGGGCAATTGAAGGACGCCGCACCGAGAGACGGCATGACTCTGCCTTCAGCCATCGATAGTGCCAGTGTGGAGCGTGTCGGAGCAGTGACCAGCTGCTTCCCCTATGCTTACCCAACGAACATCCAGCCCCATAGCGAACTGACCAACCTCTTGAAAAAATTGGCGTCCCCAACGGGGTTCGAACCCGTGTTCCAGCCTTGAAAGGGCTGTGTCCTAACCGCTAGACGATGGGGACGGCGGGCGAGAGCTAGCGAGGCGGGGCCGGAAAATCAAGCCGGGGCAGGTG